GCCTGTGCTCCTGCTGCACCACCACCAGCACTGCATGATCCACTCTGTCCATTCTGACCACCTGCACCACCTTGCCCTGCACCACCACATCCTTCACGACCACCGCCGCCGCCGCCACCAGCACCAACAGCAACTATATTGCCATAGGCACGACTGGAACGATAGATAACACTACCAGCGCCGCCACCACCGCCACCAGCAGAGCAACCGCTACATCCTGCATATCTTCCTTGACCACCATTACACCAACTGGATCCATTACTTCCAGCACCACCTGCACCCCAACAACCATGGCATCCAGAACCATTACCACCACCGTTGCCGACATTAGTATAAAATACCTGTCCAGCAGTAACTGCTTCTAGTTGTGAATATACTGCACCACCTGATCCACCAGAGTTACCACCTTGACCACCAGCACCGCCAGCACCACCCCAACACCACATATAGAGTTGACCAGCACCACTACCAGTCACTGCCTGAACTGTAAATGTACTACTACCACCAGACTGCCATGTATGGATCCTAAGAGGTATACCCAGATCTGGATGATTTGCTGTACTAATACTTCCGCCCGTGGCAGTTATATAAGATGCTGATGCGCCACCGCCGCCAGCGCCTAACATTTGAATTTTTGATGTACCAATACTAGGCATAGTAATTCCTTACGCTACGTCAAAGTTACTAAGCATGATATAACAGAGCCAATTTTCACCAGAAAGATAAAACATCATCTGATAACTATCTAAGTAGTCACCTGGTACTAAATCACCAGTGCTAAAAATAAGAGCGGTTGATCCATTTACTCTTACCGATGTAATAGCACCGTTTCCATTAGTTTGTCTAATCAAAACCGATGCAGAATACATAACGCCACCCTCTTCGGGTACATTAGTAAAATCTACTGTGATGTTACCATTAAATCCCGTAGGATTATCAGTTGAAAATACTGTTCCTTGACTATGATCAAGTGTAGTAACTGCGGACTTTGCGAAAGACAAATGTCTTTCTTTTGTTTGACCAAATTCAAATGTAGAACCTGGCACTAATTTCATATGCTGGTTAACAGCAAGGTTATCAAAATATCTATATGCACCAAGATCTTCGTCAGCACCAATTAGTGTCCATGTGGCATTATTTTCAATGGTAACTGTATATCCATTGGAAATAGTAATAGGTGCAGCAGAGAATCCGTTAGTGAATTCTGCACCATTATTGGCACTAGGTCCAATAGTTACGTTTTCACTAATCGTGGTACCATTAGTTCTAATAATAGAATCTTCACCTAATGAAGGTCCACCACCACCAACATCATCCCATCCAGGAGTACCAGGACCTACCACGTCAGGTAAATAACCCTGAAACATACCCTCAGTAGAGTTGAAAACCATCGTACCTAATGGTACAGTTCCCAAAGCATTGATTTGTGTCTGATTAAGGATTGGCAGATTGACTTGTTCTGTTACTTGGAGAGCAGTAACAATTGCTCTCGTAACAGCATCAATCTGATTGCCTATGATTTTGGTGGTCATTTATTCCGTGGATAGGGTTTTAAATCACGAGTTCACGAATGTGGATTTTATCACCAGTTGCAGGAGGTGTAGCAACAGAGAAGTCAACAGCGTTACCTGTTACTGTATAATCTGTGCCAGGGATCTGTGCAACACCATTGAGGAATACCAGAACAGAGAAAGCAGTATGTCCAGGGGAGATACCGAAGGTTTGAGTAGAACCATCTCCATTATATGTCACACCTGAATTACTATTAGCAATACCAGTTGCTAATGAATATTTATCAGCGCAACCATACTTACCAGTCACATCGATATCACCATCAAAGAATGTATTACCACTAATCTTCAATCGATTAGAGGCATCAGGTGCCATACCAATACCATAGTTAGTAACACCACTGAATCTATTAGATGTAATAGGAGTAGTATCACTCAGACCAAATTTATACCAAGTGCCTGCATCATATACCCAACCAAGAGATTGTCCAGGTACCCAGTCAATGTTATAACAAAGGTCACCGCTGTTAAATGCAAGTCCCGATTCAAGATCAGGCAGTCCTGCAAGTTCTTCTGCAAGGAATGTCTGTCTCAACACAGTACCATCATCGTTAGAGTAAGTATACTTCAACGATTGGATTTCATCTTGTGATGTTACCTTCTTCTGGAAAGTAACGGGACCAGAGAAGACAGACTCCAACTGGTTAGATGCACCACCAATAACAGTTAGTTTATCAGTCAGCACCAACTCAGAGAATGTCTCAATAGTTGTACCTTCTTCACCCAACACGTTAAGTTGTGCAATATCCTCGTTAGTGATCTGACCTGTAACTGGGTTAATAACCTGGTTACCAACGAACAGTTCACCATCAGAGTTAACACCTGAATAGTATGCAACACCTGCTGCTTCTTTCAGTGACTGTGATAGTCTCACCTGTTGTGGTGATAGAACCTCAACCTGTGTAGATGGGAATGCAGTTGAATAGTTACCAGGACCGAATCCAAGATACTCAAACGTGTGACCAGATGCTCTAAGAATAGAATAACGACGGAGTTCAATTGACAATGGAGCAACAGAACTGTCAGGATTCAATTTGAGAGGAATCTTTCTTTCTTCCTCATCACCCAGTCTTGCAGTAACAACAATGTTAGACAATGTATTGGTTACAGTAGTATAACCAAGGTTGTTATTTGATTCTAGAAGGAAGAACTGTGATGTTTCCTTAGTGATAGACAACTGAGTATCTTCATTAGGTGTAGGTGATGCACCATCAGTAGTTGTAACCAAACCAAGAACTTGGTTGTCAGCAATTGATACAGCAGCAGCAGGGTCAGCGACAGGGTTATCTCTATCAAATGCAGGATAGATATCTACCGACTGTTGAGAGAAGAAGAAATCATCAAAGTTTGAAGTAATAGGAGATACAGACGCTGATAGGACTGTAATATAATAGATGCCATCAGTTTCACCAACAACTAATTCCTGGAACGTTTCTACATCATACACATAATAGGTTTTACTATATGCAGGTGAGTTTGTTTCAGATGATCTAGGTTGTAATACAAAACCTGTGATAGGTGGACGTGGAATCGGGAATGCATCCTTATCCAACACATAACGGAAACGATATGTTCTGTCATTCAGGTCACGAGCATCGGGCACACGACGGATAAAGGTAGTAGGTGTGAATCCAAGGTTCTGATAGATAGAGTTTGCTTGGAGTGTAGTGTAGATAATATTATTTGTGCTATCTACTTGCAAATACCACTGACCACGGTTAGTATCATATTTGATAGGTGAATCATCATCACCTGCTCTTGTTCCAGTTACAGTAGGACCAGAGGGAGAAATATCAGCATAGTGTGTAGTAGGAGCGTCAGCACCTGATGCTGTCAATGATACATACAATCTATCAGGTGTGTTAACATCATCTCTTCTAGCACCAATAGTATAACCCTGAATCTTACTAGGTGGACGACCTAATTCTGAGGTATATCCATATAGATACAAGCGTGAGTTATCTGCTTCTGCTTTGGTTGCTGTGATATCGATTGTAATCCAGTTGATAGAAATCTCTTCCACATCTGAGAGAGATTTGGGCGGGATAACATGTGTAACCTGTCCTGCCTTATCTTTGGTAAATGCAGTTGCTTTAAATCCTTTTGATCGCAGACTGGTATTACCGAAGTTTGAGTTACTATTAGTAATAGATAAGTCACCGCCACTATCAGCGAAGAAATGGTCACCAAATCCAACAGCAAACACAGAAACGACCTGAATGAATGAGTCATTACTTGCCTTAATGTGTGCGTGACGCCAACCCTTACGATACTCTGCTAATCCATTAATGTGAGCACCTGAACCTGCTGCCTGTGGTTCATAGTTACCAGATGATTGGTTATAAACAACGAATGCTCTATCATCTTTTTGAAGGCTAATTCCCGTGAATTGAGCCACAACCATCGACTTAAATCCAGTCGCTCGTGATCCATCAGCGTGCATCCCATTGATACCCCAAACGGATCGTAGGGACATGTTGAACACATATGGTGACGCAGAGTCAACCGTATCAATCTCAACTTTAACCAGGATATTAGAACCAATAGCATTACCTGATGGTTCAGAACTCATCTGGTAAGTAAACTGGTTACCCTGTGCAGATGTTACCAGGAATGATCCATTGTAGAGGAGTTTATCTTGCTCAGTAGGACCATTAACGCCAGAAATGTTAACAGCGACACCCACGGAGAATCCATGATTCTTCGGGTTACCAATTTCATCAACTGTAAATGCCGTTGCAGTTTGTCCATTACGGATAATCTGTGAGATTGCAAATTCATCAGAGATAGGACCCACAATCCTGTTCTCTTCAATTCTTGCTTGCAACTGATCTTGTGCGACAACACCTGAGGAATCAGGAATCGTAGCATATGCTTTCGAGATCTTCTGGTAGTACAGATCTAGATCTGATACGTTAGCAAACTCAAAACAGGTTAATTTATGATGTGAGAAGTTAGGAGCAATAGTTGCAATGTCATCACTACGATAATATACACCATTGGTATCACCATCAAAGAATGATGCCTGCCAAAAATAAGTACCACCAGTTAGGTTAAAGATCGCAGAAGCAACAGGTTCATTAGCAGCAGTAATACCGAGACTACCCTGTACTGTGGGATACGGGACATATTTTGGAATGAACTTGGTTCTACGAAGGTCCGAACCAACAACAGAAGCACCACGAGGGACAATAATACCACCGCGAGTTGAATTAAACTTATAAAGAACATTACTACTGCTAGTTAAATCAAAGTTGGTGTTAGAGTCAAAGGGTTGAACATCATTATAATCTGCTACACCAGGGCGATTATCAACAACATAATCTGATGGATATAAGTAGATCGAGAAGGCGTCAAATTCGTCATTTGAAAGTCCAACTCTATATGAGAACCTTGCCACTTCCAGGAAGGCACGTTGCAACGTCTTAAACGGACGAAGAGCAGAGTTTCCTCTGTTATCATACGCATCAGATGCATCAAAATCGTCAGGGTTGACGTAGATAATACGCCCCGTTCGGGACGTAATGATATTTTTAAGACGTGTAAGTGCCATTTATTTGGTATTCCTACTTGGGTAGTATAGTCTCGTGACTATTTAGTTAGGGAGTGGCAGCACCACCACCGCCGCCATCACCAGCAGACTTAGCATTCAACAGGAAGGTGTAATCCTCAGATGCAGTCTCAAAACCATTAACAACATACGAAAGGTCAGCAGCGGAAGAATAAACTAACACATTTTGACCAGGACCAACAACAACGCCAGTCACTTTATCATAAGCATTTGCAGCAACACTTACATCATATGCGATGTAGTCTTCTAGATTAGCATATGTAGTTGCAGTTGCGCCTGCTTTATCACCAGTGCCAATTTCATCAACAGCGAATGTAAGGTTTGCTGCACCACCACCTGCTAACACTGCGTCAGTAATAGTGAGTGCTTCACCATCTACATAATTTTTACCACCATTAATAAGAGTAACAGTAGCAGCACCAGTAGAAGCAGCAACAACAACTGTTACTTTCAGTCCAGTTCCACTACCACCTGTGGGTAAAAGATTTGCATAAGTACCAGCAGTACGTGATGCATCAGCAGCAGAAACTGTATCAACATCAAGTGCTTTACCAGTTACAACTTCGACCATCAAACGGTTTGCATCCGTAGTAGTTGGAGTATCGTAAAACTGATCACCAAGTGCAAATGCAGGTGAACCAATGTCGAGAGAAATCTTTAATGTGTTACGTGCTTTGTCGAAATCATGTACAAATCCATATGGACCAGGAGTAACACCATTTGCTTGAACGGTGTAAGTAGTAGCACCAATGATAAACTGGTCTGCTGGATTCCATGTCCCACCACGCAATTGGTAAACATAGATTTCATTATAACTCGGAGTTAGTACCGTCGAAATAGTTGTTCCAAAGTTAGCATTATCATCTGCTGTGTTAGCAACAGCAGGTTCTGCATATGAATTCAAGTTTAGTGCAGTGGCAGCAGTAACTTCAATGGTTAGGAAACCATCAGTACCAGCAGTACCACCCTTAGTAACACCTGTGGTGTATTCAACACCAGTTAAACCTTGTGTTCCATCAAATTCTTCTGACAATCTAAATGGATGAGTAGCATTGCTAGCATCAGATTGATCATATCTGTAAGTTCTCTCAGCATCAATAATAGACACTGTATCACCAGTAAGCGGGAAAGCATAAGGATTTCCAATCAAATCCTGAGCAATAATGAACTTATCAGTATTATCAATATCTGCTGAACCTTGGGTAAAGTTAAGATCCGTAGTTGCAGAAGATGCACTACCAGCAACACCTTCACCCTCAGTGAAGTAATTCAGATAATAATCACCAGAGTCAGTCAGTTGAGTAATTGTAGCACCATCATTATGGTTTACATCAGATGTGCCATAACGTCCACGCTGGACTGTTAAATCATTACCCGCAACAGCATCAATTTGAAGGATTTCATTATCAATCCGCATGAAGGATCCTTCCAGGAAACCAGTAGCATCAGTTACAGTAAGTGTTAAGTCACTTGCAGCATATGTACCACCTTCACTAATAGTAGTAGTGGTTGCAGAATCAATAAATGTTTTTACATATGCACCAGCAGGGATAGCACTAGCGGTAGTACCATAAACACTACGAGTAATTGTCAGTTCATTGGTTGTTGTATCAATACCAGAGGCATCGATTTGAGCAATCTCAGTTCCTGTTGCAGCAGGATCCGTTGATATTGCCAACAGAGTGGCATCTGCGAGTCCCGTATTACGAGAAACACTAACAGTAGTTGCACCAGCAGCGACATCTGTACCAGACAAATACAGTTGCCCCGTTCCTGCATCATATGCACGAAGAACACCAGTAATACCAGAAACTGCACCCGTAAGAGTTTCACCAACTTGAAGAATACCGATCAGGTTATCAGAAATAGTTTCAACTTGATATACCTTATCTACCTTGATATATCGTTGGACAACCGATGTGTCCTTATAGACATCAAGGAGTTTAGCGATACCACCATTGACACTTGCAAGATCAGTAGCAGGGATTGCTTCTGTAAAAGTAATGCCAGGAGTAATTTTTAGTTTGTAGGCACTGACAGGATTACCTTTCTCAAATTCATAATTAGATGGTTCGTTACCATCCACTGTGAGAATCTGATCGTAGTCTCTTACGGCAGCACGATATGTGACTGCGCTACCACTTTGGTTAGCAACAGTCATCACCGTAGATGCTGTACTTTCAATATCTACTTTATAGAGTTCTGTGTTAGTTGTTGCCCCTGGTTTTGCAGCGGCGAGTCTTCCTGCTGTCATTTGTTAATTACCATCCTGCTTGGAAAAATGATTGTAGTCGTAGTTGTCCGCCAAGGACGGGAGCAGATAATGAACCACCAAAGGCGACACCAACTGCATCAACGTTATTAGTAGATAGAAGTGTAGCATCACCAGCGGGGAACTTAATAGTTACCGACTCTTCAATGTTAGATGCGTCAATAGTGATAAAACCATTCAGATTCTCTGGATTGTTTATCTTCATGTACTCCATCGTCTTGAACGCAAGAGTTTGTGTTGCTCTTTCCGCTACAAGTTTGTTGGCATCCGTTCCATTATTTAGCGGTTCTGCCAAACTGCCTTCTGGGAAGGTATATTGTAAGTTTGTATTGTCATTGAGGTTGCCCAATGCAAAAGTAATCTTCTTAGATGACTCAGTAGTATCTTGGAAGATAGCACCCTCATATACTTTGTTAGTAAGTATCTGAGTTGATGCTTCACCAACAACAGTAACATTCAAATCTGGGAAGGTTACTGTTCTATCACTGGTGAGAACCGATGAGTTGAAGATAACATATCGGGTAGGACTGTTTTCATCAGTTGAAGGTGTATTAGAGAACGTGGGGTTAACCATGTTCTTGTTATACACATCCTGCTCAGTAATATCATCCAACAATGTTGACTGACTAATACCCGCTCCAAAGTCTGGAAGACGATAGATATGCTCACCAGGAGCATCCCATGCATCAGTTTCAAACTTAGCAATCTTTGCAGTATCAGTAGAACCAGTGATACTTAATTCACTATCTTTAATGATAACAGTCTTGTTAGTGATCGTTTGGAACGTATCAGTAGCAAGGAATGTTGTTGTAGTGTTACCACCAACAGATGGGAAGTCAAACCTTTTTGTACCACCAGCAGTCGATACGGTATCAACATTAAAAACAACTTTCTTTGCAGAGTTTTGGTCCCCTGTAAAGTAAGTTGTAGAGTCGTTGAATTGTGCAATTCCACTAACAGAAAAATAACCACTACCTTGTGGTTGAATTAACATGTTGGCGTTCGCTGATGCTGTATCTTGTACAAGCATTCTAACGGTGGATGATCCGTCAACGTTAGCAATTCTACTTTGATAAAGAGTAGAACTACCAAAGGTAATACCTATTTCATCAATTGCAGATTGAAATAAACCAGTATCTCTGTCCAAGTCAAACGCCAATCCTGGCGATGATGTGGATCCCGCTGAAATAGATCTAAAAAGTTGATTAACCTTAGTCTTTCTGTTAGGGATTAGAGGATCAGAGATGACAATAGGGAGAATTGCTTCGCCCGTTACTAGTTCATCAGCAATCGTATCAAGTTGTGATATTCTTTTAGTTCCCACTGATAACCATCGGTGCTGTTCTTCCCAGTTATTTATACGTCTTTACAAGTCATCAATGCTTTGAAATTTTTATACTTTTCTAGTTTTTGATGATGATATGCAATGTTCTCTTCTACCTCTTGTAGAATAGACTCATAAAACAATTTAGCACTGACGGTATCATCACCCAACCAGTCCATAATCATGTCGCCTAGACGATCACGCCGCTGATCAGCATACGAGGGCATTGCTTTCCACCTTGAATTCAGTTCTGGATCTTTCAAAATCTCGTTGTAGACAGCATCAGTCATAGTAATTCTCACAGGGTAGTAATAATGAGAGCCCGATACCTGATTTGAACAGGTAACCTACGCTTTACAAAAGCGTTGCTCTACCGTTGAGCTAATCGGGCACATCTTGATAGTTTTCTATCATATCTGTCATCTCAAATAGAATAGGATGACATTCTTCTTCAATCAAATAATCTGACCACTTATACATGTACCTCATAGTTACATGAGGATTAGTATTTGCTTCCGCCACTACATCAGCATCGGTAGGATCAAACCCTTCGTCTTCAAAAGTGAAGGGTAGACCTTGGATCATGAACATCTTAACTATGCCAACATCGTCTAAGTAACAATATGCACTAGTTATTTTGAACTTCATGTGCTTCTTCTGCCATTAGTTTAGCAATTTTATACTCTATTGCAGCAAGAGCAAGTGAATACGTGTCTGCTGTACTACTATGTAGTGTGTTACCGTCTTCAAATGCTAGCAAAGAATAATGCCAAATGTTATCGATATCAGAGAACCACAACTTGATATCAAGTGTTAAGTTCCTTCTGCATTTCGGTGAGTTCTTCATTAACATACTGTTTAACACCAGCGGGATCGGGTTGCCAACCTTCGGGTAAAGGTAGTGGTGGATGGTTAGCAGTCTCAATAGTTTCAACTGCCTTTTGATAATCAGGTAGAGGAACCATCAAGACTGATGGTTTTCCCTCCTGAATGATCTTGATTGTATGACCTCTCTCCACTAATGTCAAGCAAAAGTCAAAGTTGCTTTGCACTTCTTCAAGTGCCAGTTCAAGGATGCCAGAGTTCATATCAGTTAAAGCAATAGGTTAGAGAGTCAGAGGACATACGAGATTGAAGAAACTCAACGATCTGTGCAAAACCTTCTGCACCTTCTTCGGTCCACTCAAACTGGACAGTCTCATCATATCCCTCATCATCTGAGACAGTCACACGACGCTCAGAGAAATAGAAATAAGCGTGGTCGATGAAATTAGGGGACATCATTTAGTTAAGCATGACAGGTAGACCATAAATTTGAGTGGGACCGAGGGCACACCCAAAGGCAGCAAGACCAGTACCACACCCGTGAGAGAGTAGACCGCTTGTCACCTGATTAACAATAGCACCACTGCCGCCAGTTACAATCTCGCCTATGCCACCTGTTGGAGTGGCAACTAGGGTCATGTGAGCGCCTGCATTAGATCCAGCAACAATGTCTGCCATTCCAGCAGCAGTTTTGGTACCCAATGCCATACGGACATGCATAGCAGGTGAGACTGATCCCATCGGCGCATCCATGCAGATATCTACAATGGATCCATTAACCAAACTATAAGAACCAGTGAACACTGGCATGGTCTGGAAAATCGCGATGACATCCATCCTACCACATGATAGGAATGAAGTGATCCAGGACGCTTCGTTAACGATCTCACCCGTTGCCTTGTTAGTAATGGATGTGGCACTGGTGTGGACATCAGGAGCATCGAGGGTGATGCCTGAGATCCCCTTGATCTTGACCTGGTTACCTTGAAGTGTCAAGTCACCCTGATATGCGATTACATGATCACCTGCTTTGGTTTGTGTAGACTTTGCTTCCTTCTCACCTGCCTCAAAATCAAGATTCTTAGAGGATGCAATTTTTGAAAGACCTTCAATAGCATCTGTTGCTTGCTTTGTCCACTGGTTGTTGTCTTTACCCAATGGGTTGCCAGCATTATTAGCACCCTTCGCTTTTCCACCAGCACCATTAGAAGTATGTTCGTTAAATGATCCTGAAACTTCAAGGTGGAAGTCACCCATAACTTTCAGATAGTAATCACCTTCAATTGTATGTACAAGGTTGTTCTTAACATTCTGAACCAAATCGCGACCAATGATCTGAGTTTCATTACCAGGTACGTTAACGTGTTCGTTACCTTGCTTGTCTTGGAAACTAGTAACACCACCAGGACCAGAACGAATTCTCTTCTCTTTACCAGGTGTTGCATCATCAATGTCCCTTGCACCATTCAAGAACATCTTGGTTTCCATTACATATGGATTTAAGTTCTGGAAAAATTTATCAAAGAAGTTTCCACCTGAACCTTCACTACCAAAATCAGAACAATCATCACCACCATCGGAACCACCAGGTCCTCTGAGTGCTCCACCAATGTCAGAACACTCGGTGGTACCAATCAATGGCATCCACCCCTTTGCTCGCGGTTTTCGTGCTTTCCTTCCACAATCAATGAACGATGCAATAATATCAACAATTAGTGCAATGATGTTAAGTACATTACTAAAATCAACTAACGCAGTAAAATCAATCGCGAAAAATTTAGATACAGATGTTACAATGTCACTAATGCCTGAGATAGTATCGATTGCTTTGATAATTGTATTGAAGACCTTAGAGATCTGCTTCAAGACTTTACAGATCGCCTTCTGAATGTTTTTGAGTGCCTTAGTTACATAATCAGAAATTTGATTAATAACTTTATTAATAGCATTCATTATATAATCAAAAAT